AGGGCGTCGAGGGGTTCAATCGGGCGAGCCCGGTGACAGGGCCGACGTTTGTCGATGCGACGATCGCGGGCAAACGTCTGCGCAGGGGGGCGCGGCTTTGGACCATCGCCACCTCGACCTTCAAGGCCGAGACCTATCGTTTCCTGCGGCTCGATCCGCCGGAGATCACCAGCCCGGTGGATGGAGAACGGTTTCCTCCAGGCTTTCTTCATCTGCCGGGCTGGGTCGATGCCGAATGGATGAAGCAACTGACGGCCGAGCAGCTGGTCACGGTCAAGAACAAGCGCGGCTTTGCCAAGCTCGAATGGCAAAAGCTGCGGGAACGGAACGAAGCACTCGATTGCCGTGTCTATGCACGTGCCGCGGCTTGGATCCTCGGCGCAGACCGTTGGTCAGATGCGCGGTGGGAGGAGTTGGTGGCGCAATTTGCTGTCGCCGATGCCAAGGGCGCCGCCTCTGCTGGGGGCACGCAATCTGTACGCAAGGCACAGGTGCGCCGCGTTGCGCGGTCAACATACATGGGATGAGTTTGGGCATGGCGGATCTAGCGACACTGAAACTCCGCCGGGAGGGTCTGACTTCGCAGCGCGCGTCCGGCGTTGCCCGCGTCAGCTACGACGGCAAGACGGTGGACTATCGCAGCCTTGCCGAGATCGACCGGGCCATCGAAGCGCTGGATCGTGAAATCGCAGCGGCTGAGGGGCGACGGATCGCGCGGCAGGTCCGCGTTGAGACGGCCAAGGGGCTCTAACAGCGATGGGGATGTTCGACTTGTTCCGCCGCGGCAAGCCAGGCGGCCCTGCAGCCATGCGCGCGCGGCTCGAGGGAACGATGGCCAAGCGCAGGTTGCGCGGCTGGAACCCACCGCTCGAGAACATCAACGCGCTGGTCGCCTCGGGCGGTCCACGACTGCTTGCCCGGTCCCGCGAGTTGCTGGTGACGAACGGCTATGCCGCCAATGCCTGCGAGGCCTTCGCGGCGAACCTCGTCGGTGACGGGATCAAACCGTCCTCGCTCATCACGGATGCAGCGCTGCGTGACCAGGTCCAGAAGCTCTGGCTCGCCTGGACGGACGAGGCGGACGCCGATGGTCTGACCGATTTCTACGGCCTGCAGGCCCTGGTCGTGCGCGAGATGTTTGTCGCAGGCGAATGTTTTGTGCGCTTGCGCCCGCGCCGTGCAGAGGACGGGCTGCTGGTGCCACTGCAATTGCAGCTTTTGCAATCTGAAATGCTGCCGTTCGAAAAGACGGAGACGGACCCGAACGGCAATCGCATCCGCTGCGGGATCGAGTTCGATCTGATCGGGCGGCGGGTGGCCTATCATTTCCGCCGCCGCCATCCGGGCGACAGCACTGACCAGCGCATTGCCGTTCCCGACACGGTCCGCGTTCCAGCCGAGGAGGTGCTGCATATCTATCGGCCGATCGATGCGGGTCAGATCCGCGGCCTGCCGCATGTGGCGCCTGCCATGGTGCGGTTGTTCCTGCTTGACCAATACGACGACGCCGAACTCGATCGCAAAAAGACCGCAGCGATGTTCGCGGGCTTCATCACCAAAACGGCCCCCGAAGACCCGATGATGGGTGAAGGGGCAGCCGATCTCGACGGGGCCGCCATCGCAAGCTTGGAACCCGGCACCATGCAAGTGTTGCTCCCGGGCGAGGATGTGAAGTTCTCGAGCCCCGCCGATGTCGGCGGTGGCTATGAGGCGTTCCAGTACCGTACGCTGCTCGCGGTCTCGGCCTCGCTAGGGCTGCCGTATCACCTCGTCACCGGCGACGTTCGGCAGGCGAACTATTCGAGCCTTCGGGCCGAACTGGTCGAGTTCCGCCGCCGCATCGGCCAGTTGCAGCACGGGGTAATGGCGCATCAGCTCTGCCGCCCGATCTGGCGGCGCTGGCTGGAAACGGCTGTGCTCTCGGGCGCGCTGGAGGCAGATCCGGTTGCCGCGCGACCCGTGCAGTGGATCCCGCCGCGGTGGGATTGGGTCGATCCCTTGAAGGACATTCAGGCGCAGGTGCTGGCGATGGAAGCGGGGCTTACGTCCCGGCGCAAAGTGGTCGAGGCCACCGGCTACGACATCGAGGAAGTGGACCGCGAAAACGCATCCGACGCGAAACGCGCAGCAGACTTGGGTCTGACCTATCGCGCCAGCCCAGGCGAGACGCAGGGGGCAAGGGCGACACCGGCGCGACGGCCGGAACCCAGCGACGGTGCCGAGGACGGCAATGATGACGAGCCGGCAGGGACCGACCGCGTCAATCCACAGGAGTGATCTTATGAAAAGCTGGTACGAGATCCGCGCCCGGGCCTCCGGGGCGGAAGTGCTGATCTATGACGAAATCGGCGCCTATGGCGTCACGGCGAAAGGCTTCCTGGCTGAACTGGGCGCGCTGCCCGATGGCGTGCCGATCGATCTGCGCCTCAACAGCCCCGGCGGTTCGGTGTTCGACGCTGTGGCCATCTTCAACGCGCTGCAGCGCCATGAGGGCACAATCACCGTCTGGATCGATGGGATCGCGGCTTCGGCGGCGAGCTACATTGCCATGGCCGGCGATGAAATCGTCATGCCGGAAAACGCCTTCCTGATGATCCATGATCCGAGCGGCTTGGTCATGGGCACGGCCGAGGACATGCGCGAGATGGCCGACACGATGGACAAGATCGCGGGCAGCATGATCCGCGGCTACGCGGCCCGGTCCGGACGCTCTGAGGAAGAGATCGCGGCCCTGATGACGGCCGAGACCTGGTTCGATGCGCAAGACGCGCTCGCGGCGGGTCTTGCGACGCGGATGGCAGAGCCGGTGCGTATTGCTGCCAGCTTCGACATAGGCCGGTTCCGCAATGCACCGCCGTCGCTGCTTGAGGCCGTCGCTGAAACCGTTGGCGCCCCCGACGGTTTTGCGGACGATCCGGATCAGACGGTGGAGGCAACGCCGCCCGTGGTGCCCGAAAGTGATGTTGGGAAAGACGACATCACCATGCCAGCAGAGGAACCATCGGCGCCGCTTGAGCAGGAGCCGGGTGTTTCCGACGGGAACACCCGCCCATCCAGCCCGGCCGAGAGCAGTGTTGCAGTCGCCAACACTGCGCAGGAGGCCAGCGCCATTCGCGCCGAGGCCATCGCACATGCGCGCGCGGTGATCGACCTCTGCCGCTTGGCAGGTCAACCGCAGATGGCCGGACGCTTTCTGGAAGAGGACGCCAGCCTCGATGAGGTCCGCACCCGGCTTCTCGCGGCCAAGGTAGAGAACACCCCTGACATCATCACCGCCGCTCATGCCCAGCCCGGGCGCGCGGCCACCACCCAATCCTGGGGCGATGTGATCGCCCGCACCTTCAAGACGAAAGGCTAACGCATCATGACCACGCTCACTGAAGGCAAACACGCAGGCGGCTTCCTCGTCTGGGAAGTGCTCCGCGATTACACCCGCGACACCGTCACCATCGCCTCAGGCGCGGGAAAGCTCGCGCCCGGCACCGTGCTCGGCAAAATCACCACGGGCGGCAAATACACCGTGCTGACCCCGGGTGCCTCGAATGGCAGCCAGAATGCCGCGGGCATCCTCTGGGCCGGTGTCGACGCCACGGATGCCGATGCACCCGGCGTCGTGGTCCTGCGCGGCCCCGCCATCGTCAACCGCCATGAGATCATCTGGTCCGAGGGCGCGACCGAGGCCCAGATCACCGCGGCCACCACGGCTTTGGTCGCACTTGGCATCATCCTGCGCTGAGCCCCGACGCGCATCCGTTTCATCGACATTCAGGAGGTTGGCGCAATGGCCAGCATGGACATCTTCGAGGGCGACGCCTTCAGCATCATCGAGCTCACCCGGGCTCTGGAAAACATCCCCTTCAAACCGGCGATCCTGTCGGGTGCAGGCTTGTTCGGATCGCGTGGTGTGCGCCAACGTACCGTCATGATCGAAAGCCGCGATGGCACGCTGTCGCTGATCCCGTTCTCGGAACGCGGCTCGGCCTATGAACAACAGGTGCCCGAGCGGCGCGACATGCGCGCCTTTGTCTGCCGCCAGTTCAAGA